ATCAATTGCCACAATTATTCTAGTTAGGTTTGGCGCTTCATCTATTCTAGCTTTTCCGATTATCGCTCGATTCCATAGCATTCCGTCGGCATCATCCAACCAAGTACCCAAAAACAGGTGCTCGTATCTTGCTCTATTTTCTCTTTTGGTTTTTTCCGCGGCTTGTATGAATGAATCGCTTAAATTCTCTTTATTGTCTAGGTAAGTTGTATGAATATAAGTTGTATCCTTTCGTTTCTTTTTTACGAAGTCGTTGTAAATCCAATGACTTTTGTAAGCGGGATTCATTACCAAAATAACGCGGTTAGGGTTATCCTTCGCACGTATGGATAAATCTACTTTATCGAATACGTCCGGATCGGTTAGTTCCTCGGCTTCATCAATTACCCAAGTTGATAAACCAGCAATCGATTTAAGATTTGCAGTATTAACGCCGGAACTTGTTTTGATTCCACGAAATAGTATTTTCGATCCTGTTAATTTATTAATGATTTCGGATTGAGTTACTTCGAAATCGTTTACCTTTCCCATTATTTCTATCTTGTCTAAAAATTCGGGGATTATCGAAATGAACGCCGAAACCAAAGTGTAACGCGTGAAAAGAATGACGTGTCCTTTTTGATAAGTTAGATTTAACAGAAATAACGCTAACGTCCAACTTTTGCCCGATCCACGTCCGCCGGTGATTAAATAGTAACGGGTTTCGGGTTCCTCATAAAAAAGCGGCTTGTAATCTTCTAGCAAGTTAATCATTTAGAAAAGATAGGTTTGTTGATTATCAATTGCCAAAGGTTCGGGCTGGTTTGTTTCTTCTTCTTCTTCTTCTTCGCTTACTAACTTCGCGTTTTCTATTGCAACTCTTTTGCCTATCCATTGGATAGGAGGCGCGATTTTTTCACCGTTACTCGTAACGTCAATTTGTTGCTTTGGTAATCCAAACCGGTAAGAAAGCCAAAGTTTTAAAGCGTTCGTGTCACCTTGTTGACATTTGTACAAAAGCGCTTCCCAAATTTTATCCGGCACACATATCGCGTCCATTTGTTCTATCAACTTGATTTCCTGTATTTTAGGGGGTCGACCCGAATTTGGCCGCGGTCCGCCGCGTTGTTTCTTTTCCATGTGTTACAAAGGACTGCATTAAAAAATAGGTTTATATTGGTTAATCAAAGTAAAGGTAAACTAAAATAAATAAAAAAAAATAAAAAATATTATTACAAATACTTGCATCTAATTACAAAAGGTTGTAATATTACATAACAATAAAGCACAACAAACTAACAAACAACAAAATGGAAACACTATTAATCGAAATCGCAACAATTTTCTACTTCGCATCAACTACGGTTTATTTGGTATTAACTGCAAAAAAAAGTAAAAAAATAAATACAAACACTTGCTTTTAATTACAAACCTTTGTACATTTACTAAACAATCACACACTAAAACACAAACAAAATGACAACTTCAAACAACACAACCGCAAACAAGATCAACGAAAATGCAAAAGCCAATATTATCGCGTTCGGCATCATGGCCGTGGTACTAATCATAGGCCTAATTTATGGTATGCAGTTAGAAGCAATCGGATATTAATCATGAATAAAGCCACCAAAGTACTCGCACAAATCATTTACACAATTATCGCATTTAGTCCGATATTTTTCCTAGGTTACTTGCTAGGGTTACAACTACTTAAATAAAGACAAACAACACTAAACACTACAGATATGAAAGCTCAAAATTTACTTGGAACCGGTAACAGCAAGCTACAGAAAACAGCAAAAGAGTTCGGCGTACGGATATTTAATTTTTCAATACCGGCCGGTAATGATAAAAAAAGCGGCAAAATTACTTGTCCTTTTGCTGGTTCATGCCTTAAGCTATGCTATGCAAAACGCGGCATGTATCGTTTTGGTAATGTGGAACGCGCATTGACAAAAAGATATGAAGCAAGCAAAGAGGAAAATTTTGTCCAAACAATTACGGACGAACTCGCAAAGGTTAAAAAGGATAAGCAAGTATACGTTCGTATACATGATTCCGGCGACTTTTACTCACCGGCGTACTTCGCTAAATGGCTAGAAATCGCGCGTTTAAATCCAACGGTTAGATTTTACGCTTACACCAAATCGCATTCGTTTATCCGTGGTATTGAATTGCCTGAAAACGTAGATTTAATTTACTCGCTTGGATCAACTAAGGACGAACTAATTAACACTGAAACCGAACGCCATTCAAAGATATTTTATTCCGTAGACGAAATGCAAGCACACGGATATAGTGACGCGTCTTATTTGGATATCCTAGCGACCAAATGGCATACACCAAACCACAAAATAGGTTTAATCATTCACTAATAAAAAACACTAAAAAAATGATTACTATTTGCACAATGCCAAATTTTAAAGGTACAAAAATCCAAACCTTTAAAGCTTTAATTTTATGCGGTTTTATGGATTGCCTTTATTTAATCCCTTTATTATTTTAATAACTTAAACCACTAAAAAAATGCTTGACTTATTCGAATATCCGGAAACATGGCCCGCTAATTTGCGGGCTATTTTGGCGCGTTACATGGCAAAGGAACAAACCTATACTAATCTAATACGACTTGAAAACGACTTATTTAAAATAGGTTATTCGATCGAATACGGTTTGGATTGTGTAGCGTATAACTTGCAAAAGATAGAAAAATGAGAAAACAATATTTTAGTATTCATTCAATTAAAGCGCTCGAAAGTCGGGCGTTTTCTGTAGTTCGCGCAAATATTGAGAACACGCCGGATAAATTAGAATTAGCTAAAAAGCTTTATCCTAGTTCGGTTTGGTTTATTGAGTTTCACGACGTAAAAATTAGCGTTCGTCCTGTTTATGGAGCGTAATTTTCGGGCCTATTTTAGCGCGTTTAACGCGTTTAAATTTTACCGTATAGATTACCACTAATAAAAAAAGATCGCTTTACTACAGGCTTAAAAATAGCCTAATTAACCAAGCGTAAAACCGTAGTATAAAACAAAAGCAGTGGACGAAACCTAAACGAGTGGACGAAATCCAAACCAGCGGACGAAATCCAAACGAGTGGACGAAACCCAAAGCAGTAGTATAAAACAAAATAAGTAGAGTAAAACAAAAGCAGTAGAGTAAAACAAAAGCAGTAGAGTAAACGCGTATAAAAATTTATGCGGTGATCCGTAGAGTAAAACAAAATAAGTAGTGGAAAAGGCAAAGAAGTTTAATAAAATTTAATAAGTAGTAGAAAACCTACTACAAATGTGAAAAAAATAACCGGTTCGAACCGGTTCCAAAATTGAAAACCAAAAACAAGTAGACGAAAACAAAATGACTAGACGAAAACAGAACCAGCGCAAAACCCTAGACGAAATCCAAATACCTAGACGAAATCCAAATACCTAGTGGAAATTAAAATCGGTAGTGGAAATTAAAACTGGATCGCGCCAGTAGTGGAAAACATAATTTGCCAGAATGTAGTGGAAAATAAAATCGGTAGTGGAAATTAAAACCACTCAAACAAAAAACTTACCGCTAGTGGAAAACAGAAATAAATTTTACAATTCACTTGCAATTAATTATACAGAAGTTTGTACATTTATATCACACTAAAACACACACACAAAATGCTAAAAGATCACCACTTTATTTTTGAGCAATCGGGATTCAGTCTCGAGCTTGAATCTTTCGAGAACGAAGGAATTGTTCTTGACCTTTATTTCGGTAATGGAAAATCGCTCACGCTAGAACTTTACGACTGTTTAACAGAAAAATTCTCTGACCATTACCGCACGATTTGTGCAATTCTTGATCCTTTTATTATTGAACAATTAGAAAACAACGTACAATTATGCTTTACGAAATGATGACCGCCACAGAATACGGAGTATTGCGTGGCTTTAGCGAAAAATCAACAAGAGTTCACCAGATTATCAGGTCTGGAGTTAATCCGCCCGAGTGGGTGCATCCGCCTAGAAAGCTAGGAAATCAATGGGTAGTTTTTGTTTCAACTGAATGGATAGAAAATGGTAGAGGAAATAATTGAGCAATGGATTCTCGAGAACTACGGAAAACTAGCCGATAGTGAAAAATTCGAGATAATGAAAACCTTCGAATTGTATTGGGATCAATTTAATTTCCCATACGCTGAAATTAAAACGCTAAAAAAATACCCACCCCCCCCCTTTTTTCCTAACTAAAACACAAAACAAACACAAAATGAAAGAACTAATCGCAATTCAATCGGAGCTGAAAGCTCCAAAGAACCAGTTTAACGCATTTGGAAAGTACAAATACCGATCCGTTGAAGATATTTTGGAAGCACTTAAACCTTTGCTTCTAAAGTACGAATGCACTTTAACTATTGAAGACGAAGTAAAAGAGGTTGGCGGAATTGTCTTCATTGAGGCAACCGCATCGATTCAAAAAGACATGGAAGGCCGAGCAGTAACGGCACAAGCCGGAATTGACATCAACCGCAAAGGAATGGATGTGGCGCAAAGTTTCGGTAGCAGCAGCTCATATGCTCGAAAATACGCGCTTAACGGTCTTTTTCTCATCGATGATACAAAAGACCCAGATTCTACGAACGACCATGGTGGTAAAAAAGAGGAGTTAAATCCTTCGCACGTAAAGTGGAACGGAGCAAAAGATTCTCTAGCTAGTGGAAAAGTTACGCTAGAGCAAATTAAGTCGGTTTATATTTTAACAGCACAAAACGAAAAACTATTATTATCATGAATTTTAAATGCAGAGCAAGCGCACTTGGTCATTTGATGACTAACGCTAGAAGTAAAACAGAAACTTTGTCTCAGACAACAAAAAGCTACTTACACGATTGGTACAAAGAGCAGATTTACGGCGTAAAAAAGCAAATTAAGTCCAAGTACATCGAAAAAGGATTGGCTTTGGAAGATCAGGCTATCGAGTTTTACTCGGTAGCTATGGAAAAGGATTTTATGATTAAAAATCTGGACAAATTCGAAGATGATTTCTTCACAGGAACTCCAGATTGTTTCCATGACGGAATAGTCTATGACTTTAAAACCTCGTGGGACTGCTTTACTTTCCCTCTGTTCGACGATCAGCCTGATAATGGGTACTTCTATCAACTGCAAGTTTATATGCATCTGACGCGCTTAAAAAAGGCTAAGTTGGTTTACACGCTTCAGGACACTCCAGAGTTTTTGACTTACGAGGAACCAGTAAGCTACGCGCACGTGGAAAACAAATACAGAATAAAGGAATTTGACATCGATTACGATCCAGAAGTGATTGAAACAGCGAAAGCAAAAGTATTGGAATGTAGAGAATATTTAAACGGTATTGGAATATGAAAAAGCAGACGGCAGTAGAATGGATTCATGAGCAATTAACTTCCACTTGGTTTGACGGTAAGTCTTCCAAGGAAATACTAGAAATAGCTAAGTATAAGGAGAGAGAACAGATTGCAGACGCTCATAGAGAAGGCGCTTGGTTCTATGCAGTAAAAACCTACGAAAGTGGACATAATTACTACGAAGAAACCTACGGAAAGAAATGACACCCTACCCCCCCCCTATTAAATCATGACATCACTAAACCAGCAACAAAAAGACGAAATAGTTAGGCTATATAAACTTAAAGTAATGAATAAAAATATAGCGACTATTTTAAATATTAGTAGGCACATAGTAAACAATTACATCTACAAAGACTACTTGCTTACCAATGAGAGAGCCAAAAATACGTGCGCTTACATGAAGGATGCAGATCAAGTAATTGAATTATATGTTAAAGGTCTTCCATATAAAGAAATTATGTCTATGACTGGTGTAAAATACCACCATTTGTGCGAACTAATAAAACTTACACCAAAAAGAAGAATTGATCCTTTATCAATAAAATTAGTACGGAAAATAGAGACCATGGTAGCGCAAAACATAAGGACTTGCGACATAGCAAAAGAGATGAATTTGGAGTACAATAAAGTCTCACATTGGGTGAGAAAAGCACGAAAGGAGGGTGTACACTAGTGTACACTAAGTGTACACCTAAGTGTAAACCAAAATCGGCCTCCATTGGCTCCAATCGCAATAAGTGAACACTTTGAACACTTTTTGACAAAAATAAAAAAAAATAAATTTTCACCTAGTCAAAAAAAATAGATTATAAAAAAAAGTGTAAACCTGTAAACCTAGCGCAAAAAACCGCCTAAAATCCCGCTAATTTAAGCGCATTGGCACTTTAGGGGGGTTTACACTAGGTGTAAACTAAGTGTAAACTTGTGTACACTTTTTTGCCAAAAACAGCTGATTTATACCCTACCCCCCCCTTTTTTTTCAAACCTTTGTAAAACACAAAAATGAACGTAACACTAGGAAGAGCAATTAACTTACTGAACTCAGGGTTCAGTGTAATGCCCATATCGGAGGGTAAAAAACCTCTGATTTTATGGAAGGAGTACCAGACAAAAAAGATAGAAAAGTCAGAATTAGAGAAGCTCGAATACAAGACCAAAGGATACGGTATTATAACTGGTTTTTACGATGTTGAATGTATAGATGTAGACTTAAAGGTATTTCCAACCATACAAGATGGAAAGAAGTTCTGGAGTGACTTTATTTCGTTTATATCAGATTATATTGATGACTTTAATAGAAAGTTTGTAATATATAAGACTATAAATTCTGGCTACCATATTATTTATCGATGCTCAAAGGTAGAGGGAAACAGAAAGCTTGCAACACTCAAAGGACATTCTCAGGCCTTAATTGAAACTAGGGGGACTGGTGGATACATTTATATCTACGACAATCAAGTATCTGATTTGTCTTATGAGCAAGTGCAGGAGATCACCGAAGAAGAAAGAGAGATTCTGTTTGGATTGTGCCGGTACTTCCACTACGATGAAGCCAAGGAGGAAACTAAGATTGAGATCACAGAATATAGTGGCCTTACTCCTTGGCAGGATTACAATCAGAGAAACAAGGTGCTAGATTTAATTGTAAATGAGTTTACGACAGTTAAGCACCTCACGGATCGCATAGTAATAAGAAAAACTAATTCTAAGGATGCCTTGCATGGATTTATATACAAGGATAGCGGATTGTGTTATCTCTTTACTACGGCCACGATTTACCCTCATGAGACACCTTTAACTCCGTTTAGTATCTATGCTTACAAATACTTCAATGGAGACTTCTCAATGGCCGCAAAAGAGCTGTACAAGGAAGGCTATGGAGAGCGCAAGATTCGAAAGGTAGAAATAGAGAAGATTGATATTCCGCAAGAGGATTTAATATTTCCAATAGATGTATTCCCAGATTCATTGCAGAGTTATATTCTGTTAAATCAGAAAACACTTAATCATTCTATTGACTACATGGGTAGTTCCTTGCTTTGGCTTTTGTCTTTGTGCATTGGTAACGCTTGCAAGGTAGAGGTAAAAACGGGCTGGAGGGAATCTTGCAACATCTGGATCGGATTAATAGGCAAGGCAGGACTAGGAAAAACACCAAGTATAAATGCCATAATCTTCCCGATTGCTAAGAAAAATAGCTTTGAGATTAAGCACTACCAGAACGAGTACAAGAAGTACAAGGAATTCGAGCGCTTGACTGCAAAGGAAAAAAAGGATGTAGAGGAAATTAAGGAGCCTGTAAGAAAGCAGCTAATTGTAAATGACATCACCGTAGAAGCCTTGGCGGATTTGCACGAGGAAAAT